CCCTGTATGCCACAGACCGGTAGACCACGTGACTGCATCTCCGCCCTAATGGCTCGTGCCATCGCCCGCTTCTGAAGTCCAGTTTTGCCGCTCTCCCAGTCGACCCGCAGCTGCTCGAGCTCGGCGACCACGTCGGCCGGCAGCAGGCGATACCAGGGCAGCGATCCGTGCCGCGTGTTGGTGGCCCTGGCGAGAATGGCGGCAGAGAGTTTCTTAGTCTTTGCCACGCGGCACCTCCTTGTAGCCAAGGTTTGTCAGCGTTCTTCGCACGACCTTTGCCGCCTCGGTCACTGCCTCTTCGCTGATGCTTGGCCCAAGGCTGGCGTGCAGCAGCTCGTGCACGATCGTCTCGAGGCGGGCACCACCACGCAGCCGCTCGTCAATCAGAATCCGTGGCCGCTGAGCGTTGTCGAAATACGTCCACCCGCACGCATCGCCCGTGAGCTTGGTGAACCGCAACAGCCACCGCTTGCCGTCGATGGTGACGTCGTGGTCCTCGGGCATCGGAAGTCCTTTCGCCCGCACTATGGCGAGGGTGTCAACCGATGCCGAACTTGCGGCCCAGCTTCGTGAGGGCCGCTTGCCGCTTAGCACAACCGCAGTCCTTTATGCCAACGGCATTCGCCACAGCCTGCACTCGTTCCTTTGTGATGCCGACAGCCGACAGGCCCGCGGCCACCATGTCGCCCAGGCCGCGCTTGGCCGGCTGTTCGCAGACGCATCTGCCACGATGCGGTGCCGATTGATCTGGCACTGCAGCGCCGCAAATGAAGCACGTCCACACGCCCGCAACTTTTTTGATGGCTCGCATTAGTACACAAAGGTTGCGGAGATCGAGAACTGCGTGGCCGTGTTAAAGCAGTTGGCAATGCCGGGGCCGACAGTGACATCCCCGCCCACAGGACAGCAGATACCGTCTTCGTTCGTGACTCCACTGACGAACATGTCAACCGTGGGAGAGACAGGCTGAAAGAATCCCGGGATGGAGCAAAAATCGCAAGTGCCTGCAATGATAGTGAACTGCAGAATGATACAACCCGCCATGCAGAAAAGATTAGATTGAATTGTTACCGTTCCACCTGCGGTATCAACAGTGGTAGCCTTGCTCCAGGGAAATCCAAAATCTTCGTCAGCCGCCGTAATCTCGACCCCAAAGATCCCAATGCACGGGCCAAGCAGTGAGAAATCGAAGGTGATCACGATCGACTGCAGATTGCACGAACTCGAGACAAAAACGTCTCCTTCGGCAGTCCCGCACTGGCAGCACTGGCAGCAGCACGCTTGCTCAGTTCCGACCTTGCCGTCACGCAAGATCACGTCGTTGCCATGAAACGCGATGAGCGTCATCAGCCAGCCGCACAAGTTGTGATGTTGAACCACTTGACGCATCCGCTTCCGTCGTGACCAAGCATCTGCGTGGCTGTGTGCTGATAGCCTGGAAACACCCTAAAGTCGACTCCGCCAATGAGCGAGATGCAGTTGTCGCAGTCGTCCTGGGCGTCAACCGGGTGCCACGCAAAGCCGTTGTGCCCGAGAGCGACCCACCGTGCCGTGCAGTTGGTGTCCGTTGAAAACTGTATGTAGTGGTTGTATGCCACCATCGTCATTGCGGTGGCTACGCTACTGGGCTGTCCGTTGTACAGCGTGACTACAGCAGTTGAACCAACCGGCCAGCTGCTGCCTTCGTGCTTGGCGATCAGCAAGCGCACGCCTGGCGACCGACCGCCGTACTCGGGGCCGCCGAGGCTGGGCGTGTCCTGGTTACGCTCGACCATGCGGACGACTTTGCCGATCCGCTTGGCGTCGTTTTCGTTGAAACCAAAAACTGTCACGGGCTACTCCGAGAAGACGACATACCGCAGAGGCAGGGCAGTGCCGTAGCTCTTGGCCCCAATTGTGATGGTCTTTTGAAGCGGCGCGACTGCCGGCTGACCACGACGCAGCGAGACAAACTCGTGCAGCGTGGTGCCGTCGTACTTGCCCAAGGCGATGTAGGCCGTGCCAGCGGTGGCCGTCGAAAGATTGCGGAACGCAGCGTAGCCAGCCGTTATCACGTCGCCGAGCGACAGCGTCTCCACGTTCGTGCCGATCTGGACGATGCCACCAGCCGAGCCCTGCACGTCCTGGTCGAACTGCAGGCCAGACGCGGAAAAGCTTTCCTCGTGGTTGCCGTTCTTGCACCGCACCGAAACGGCGACGTTCAGTTCATTGGCCATTGCTTGCTCCTTAGATTCCGCAGTCTGAAAAGATTTGATCCATGTTTACCTTTTGGTACGGGTACAGATACCGCACCAAGGGATCGCTGCCGATGGCCAGCTGGCCGCCGTTGCCGTCGAGCGGCACGGGCTGTCCGACTGGGTTGCCTGCCTTGTCAAGGATGGCCTTACGGTCGCCGCCAACCACTTCATTGAACCCAGCGTCGAAGTACTGGATTTCCCACAAGTCGGGCTTGTAGACAAAATCAATACTGATGGACCACACGTTGTTTTTTTGGTCGTACTCGCCGTTCCATCCAGTCATACGAACCGAGTACTGGGGGCCGCCCAAAAAAAGTCCGTCGTTGCACGTGTTGGTGTACCGCAGCAGTTCGTCGAATCGCGGGCTTAGCACCTGCGTGTTGGTGTAGGTCAGCCGCACCAGGGCCGACTCCTCCTCGAGCCCGTCAACCGGGTCGCCAGCCGAGTTGCGGGCTGGCAGCTGACCAGCATTGCTAAACGCTGGCACGTCTTCAAGTCGCTTCCAGCCGATTGCTGGCTTCGTCACCTGCTGACTTGCGATAGTGATTTTCTGCCACGTCTCAGGAGTCGTGCCCTCCGGCTGCTCTGGGCCGCCGTCTTGTGGATCTTTGGCGTCGTAACGCAGCTCCATGACAACGGCTCGCTCGTTGTCTTTGAAGTACGACAGGGAACGTGACGTAACGTACAGCGTTACCCCATTTACAACCTTCACGCTATCAATCTGCGGCAAAGCCGATCCACCCAGATTGGGCCAGACTGTGGTGTCTGACAGAATCTGGTTGAATGACGGATCTTTGGTATCAGACAGAATCAGCAGCTCTTGCGTTGCGGAAATCTGCTTCGTCCCCTTGTCCGCTTTGGACTCAGAGATTTTCAGCGACCGCAGGATGCGAGCGTCGGTCAGTGCCATGGCTACACCGTGATTGCTGCGAGGCCGAATCCACCCGAGCCAGCAAGGTTGCCGTTGAGCTCGTCCAGCTGGTCAACCATCTCGCCCGTGTTCTCGGCTGTCTCTTTCTGAGCGTCTCCCTCAAGGCGAGGATCTGCACCACGCATGATGGAGTTACGGAAGGCTTCACCATCCGACGTGCCAACCACGATGGCTTTGAGGGCCTTCGTGCTGGCGGCCAACTGCGTCGAGATGCTTTGGCCGGCGCTTGTTCCTGCGGCAGCTCCGGCCTGCTGCATTTGCGAAGTGACGCTAGCGAACTCAGCGTCAAAGGCAGCGAACGGGTCGGTTATGTTCTGAATCCCGGCCCCGAAGTTGTCGGCTGCTGCCTGGCCCCACAATGCGGCCTCGTCGCCGGCGGCGGTCGAGAGTCCGGACACGGAGTCGGCTGCACTGCGCAGCGATGACGACAAGCCAACGTCTATCCCGGGCAGGGCTTCGGCTGCATCGGCCATGGCAGACAGCATGTTCTGCAGAGCCCAAGTCACGCCCTCAAACGCCTTGAGGGCACCGGCAACGAAGACGCCAACAAAGGACGACAGAATCTGAAAGGCTCCAGTTAGACGTACGACATGCCCCGCTAGCAGGCGGATGTAATGAGTTAGCCCATCAGCCATTGTTTGGGCAATGCTGAAGCCGCTTTTGTTCTCGGCAAAAAACTTTACAAACAGGTTGGCGACCGTGGCAATCGCTGGTGCCAGCCCAGCAAGAAACTGGTTGATGAATCCTTGAAACACCATCGACGTGCGGCCGATAGAGTCGTTCATCATCTCAATGCCCTTGACCTGAGAGTCGGTCAAGTTGAGGCCCAGCTGCTCACGCAACTTGGCAATGTCCGAATAGGCACCAGACGCCACATCGGAGATCAGCCCCATGGCCGCCGCACCTTGGCGGCCGAAGATCGACATGGCTGCGGCCGTACGCTCGGCGGCAGTAGGCAACGCCATGATGCGTTGTGCGATCAGCTCAAACTGCCGGTCTGGCGACAGCCCTTGCAGATCGGCCAGCGTCAGCCCGATTCCAGCAAAGGCTTTCTGAGCGGACTTGCTTCCGTTGGTCAGGTTGCCAAGGTTGCGAGTCATCACCGTGAGCAGGCCAGACATTTGCCCGATGCTCACACCAGCTTCGTCAGCGACCTGGCTAAGGTTCTGAAATGTCGTCATTGACATGCCAAGTCGGTGAGCCGATTTTGACGCCTCGTCCAAATCGCGGGCGGCCGATCCCAACGCGGTAAAAAACGCTGTGATGGATGTGACGATGGCCAGCGGTATCAGCAAAGCCTTTATGGTCACTATCAGCAGTTGGATTGACCCACGAAACAGATGGGTGGCAAGAGCACCGTTTTTGAACGACAGTGCAACGGTCCCAAGTAAGCCGCCAACGTCAGAAAACAACACGCTGCCGTCTGCCACCTGGGCGCTGAGTGCAGCCAGGCTGCCATTCATGCCACCCACAGACGACGAAAAGCCGGTGAGCTGCTTGCCGGCCCGGCTCAGGCCAGCTGTGAGCCCGCCCGTGCTGGCGGTGATCGAGACGTTGACGCGGCCGAAGTTCTTAGCAGCCATGGCTTACGTCCTCACCTGCTGGAGGATTTGCCACATCTCGTCCTGCGACTGCGGACGCTGCTCAATGGGCATGAAGTCCCACGGCTTCAGGGGCGGCTTTCCCTTGGGACGGTTCGCGTTGTACTGCTGTGCCATGAGTACCGCGTCCCTGAGCCACTCGTCACCCCACGGCATCAACGTGAATGCAGCCATCCAGCCGTACAGCTGGTCGACGCTCATCGTTTCAGCCAGGCCGCCCGGATCTTCGACGTTCCAGATGCCGAGCTTGAGGGCCAGGCGGTACAGAAAGAGGATGATCGGACGGCGCTCTAGTTTTTTGTGGCGTCCTCCAGAGCGTTGCCACCGATGCCGTTGAGCTTGAAGCCTTCGTCGACAATGGCCTGCACGATGTCCGTGTCGAGCTCGCCGAGCCACTCGGCGTCGCCGTCCTCGAACATCTTGGTGCCGTCTTCGTTGACGCACACCAGGGCCACAAACCGTGCCCGGATGTTGGTCAGGTTGACGCCGCCAACCTTGCCGCCGGTGACCATCTGCTCGAAAGCATCGCGGTCTTTGGCGGTCATCTTGGCGACGTAGACGGTGCCCAACTCAGGCACCTCTACGGGCACACGTGGCCGCACGCCACGCTTAGCCTTGATCTGCTCACGTGTAAGAGCCACAGTCCGCGCCTCCTGCTGACTAGCCGACGTTCAGGTTGCCAGACAGCTTGATGGTCAAAGTGCCTGTCATCATGTCGTCCTTCGGGGCCGACGCTTCGAATCCCGACGCGAAGCCATAGGCCGACCACTTCGCCGTGGTCGTACCGCCATTGGCGAAGATGATCGTGCAGACCTGAGCGGTGCTCACGTTGGTCAGCAGGGTGATGGGGTTCAGCGACGGGTCGTGGTGGATCTCGAGCGTCAGCTCGCCCGGATCGTAGTACTCACTGCCGATGAACTCCTTGCCACCGCTGGTGAGCAGGTGCGAGGCGTCGACCACATCACGCGACACGCCACCAAGCGAGACGCTGTTGACAGCGTACTGCGTTGCAGCGGAGCCAACGATGGTGCCGAACGTGACGTAGGTGCCCTGTCCGATGTCTTTCGCCATGGTCTGAGCCTCCCTGCTCAGGGTTCACTGTAGGTGACTTCTACTTGCAAATCCGTGCGGTAGATGGGGAACTGCTCCCCGCTCGCTGCCGGCTCTGTCTGGTCGTCCTCGCTCACGCAGGATGCCAGGCGGATCGCAGACGTGCTCTTGTATTGTAGGGCTGCCTTTACGGCCCGAGTGAGGTTTCGCACCTCGAGCAGGTTGTCGGAGATGCAGGAAAACGTGTACGTGGCACGAATCAAACTGCCGGCCCCGAGCATGTGCGTAAACGGCGTCTTCAGCTGCGAGTCTCGGTTGAAAACGATGCACGGGAAGGCTGTCCCCTGCGGGGCCTGCACCTGGTAGATGCGGCTGCCGGCCTGCATGGCGACCTCGGCATCGGCCGTCAGCACCTGCAGCAAGGACTCGTCGATGTGCGTGACAGTAGCCACTATTTGAACCTCTTAGCCGCACGCCGCATGGCCTCGGCTTCTGCTTTAGCCAGAGCACTGACGAGCTCGGTCTGCAGGGCGTCTCGGATGCGTGGCAGCGTCTGGTCGGCCCATGCCGCAAACTTTCCCGTGCCGGCGAAGCCACGCACCTGGCGAAAGAAGATCGACCCTCCTTCATCGTCACCAATCAACGAGACCTTGCCCATCAAATACTTGTATTTTTTAGCCATTGCAATCGGCACCTTCAGTGCCCGCCCATTCTTTGGCTGACGTGTCTTGACGCCGTTCTCGATCCACCAAGCATGAAAGCCGGATTTCTTGCCGTTCTCGCCGGCCTTGTCTCCGCGACGGAACCCAAGCACGGCGGTCTGCGTCTTTCCCTTGACCTTTGCTTCAGTGACCACGCCAACTGATCGCTTTAGATTGCCCGTTGGGCCACGGGCAACAAGCGACTTCACAGTTTTAATATGTGGCTTCGTAACGTTGTTTACAGCGCCACGCAGATACTGCTTTTGCAAGCCCGTACTTAACTTGCTGAAACCCTGCAGGACTTCCTTGATGCCGTCGACCGACATGCCCAGCTGCACTGCCATCAGTCCACGACCTCCGTGACCAGCAGCTCGTGCTCCTCGCGTCGGCCACGCTCGACGACCGAGTCGATCTCGAACGTGCGGCCCTCACTCACCAGCCGCATCTTGGGCTTGAGGCCAGCGGTGTACCGCATTCGCACCCGGTGCGTGACCGTGCCCTCGTTCTGCAGGCTGGCAATCCGCTCAGCGCCGGACAGCGGCAGCAGTGCCATCCACCTGGTGGCAAAAGCCGAGTAAGTGAACGTCGGCTCGCCGATGCTGTTGACGCCCTCGGTGGGCGTCTGGATCTCGGCCTTCTGGTCCATGATGCCGGCTTTCAGCATGGCTCACGTTCCGTACATGACGAGGGTGTAGGCAGCAGTGCCCGAAGTGCCAGATTTTGCTACAATAAAGCCCGTTGGTTGCGATACGTCCGTGACGCCCACGCGATTGCCGGAAGACACGAGTTGCTCATTCTCGCCATCAGCATCGCAGGAACAAGAAGGATTGGCTGCGAATGCGATGCGAGACACGACGGAAAACGACACAAACCCGCCAGACGCATCCCTGTATGAAGTCGGGGCCAGAGCAATCGCCACCGCTGCCGTGCCACAAGTGCCGGTCACAATCGCCACCTTGCCGCTGCTGTAGCTGCTGGTGTCCACCAACGAAATCTTCTTGAGCGACTGCACGCCCGTGGCGTCAGACGAGTCCGCGAAGTTCACGTCGATGGCGATGCGGCCTTCGATGCTCATGTGTACTGCTTCCACTTGAGAGGCTCGAGCAGCGCCGCCACACCCATCGGCACATTGTCGCCCACGTTCCCCACAGCTTCACGGTTGGCGTACCAGTGGCCGACCAGCATCTTGATCGCGTGTACAGCCGGCTTGGGCACGTTGGCCGCCCCGCCGTAGCCAGCCAAGTACGTGATCTGCAAGCTCTTGTCATCCACCCGCACGCTCGGCCACACGTTTAAGTACGTGGGGTAAATCAACGCCGGCACGTGGTCCCGATCCAGCCGAAAGCCCTGCGTGCCAGACTGGGCCCACGTCAGCGTCTGCGTGGCACCGCCCGTGTCGACATACGAGATAGTCACCGTGGCGCTCGTGGCAGTCGCGTTCAATCGCACTGGCGGGCGCGGAAGCTCAATGCGTGTCCCGAAAAAGTCATCGAACGCCACGGTGTACGTCTTGTCGGCGAAGGTGCGGTCGCAGTAGTCCTCGCACCAGGTGGTCGCCGCGTCGATCAGCGCCCCGATGTAGTCATCGTCCTCGGTCGTATCCACGACCCGCAGGTGAGCCTTGGCGTCGGCCACGCTGACCGGACGGTC